TCATCACAGGCCGTCAGGCTATCGATGGTGATACAGCTCAGGTTGGTCCTCAGATTTCTGAGCACCTTGATATCCCGGTTATCTCTTATGCTCGTAAGATCGAGATCGAAGGAGATGCTGTAAAAGTTCAGCGTCAGTATGACGACAGATATCATGTAGTAAAAGCTCAGATGCCTTGCCTGATCACATGCTTAGCAGAGCTGAACGACCCGAGATACATGACTCCGGGCGGAATCTTCGATGCATGCGAAGCAGAGATCGCTACAATGGGTAGAGCAGATCTGAAGACTCTGGAAGACGGAAACATGGGTCTTGCAGGTTCTCCGACAAAGATCGCAAAAGCATCCGACAAAGTAAGAAAAGGTGCTGGAGAGAAAATCACACTGGATACAGAAGAAGCTGTTTCTTATCTGCTTGGTAAGATGACAGAGAAACATGTATGCGGACTGTAAGAGAAAGGAGAAATAACAATGGCAGCAATGGAACAATCCTTAATTGAGCAGTACAAAGACGTATATGTATTCGCTCAGCAGGTAGATAATGAAATTAGCCCGATTGCTTTCGAGTTACTCGGAAAAGCAAAAGATCTTGCAAATGATTTAAATGAGAAAGTAGTAGCAGTATTAATTGGACATAACGTAAAAGACCTTGCAGCTCAGCTTGGCGCTTATGGTGCAGACAAAGTTATCGTTGTAGATGACAAAGAGCTTGAGGTATACAGAACAGAGCCATATACACATGCGCTTGCATCTGTAATCAATGAGTTCAAACCAGAGATCATGTTAGTTGGTGCAACAGCTATCGGTCGTGACCTTGGACCTCGTGTATCTGCACGTGTTCAGACAGGTCTGACAGCAGACTGTACATCCCTTGAGATCGGTAACTTCCCACTGAACCCAATGCCGGGTAGAGAGCAGAAACCAAATCAGTTACTGATGACACGTCCTGCTTTCGGTGGAAACACAATCGCTACAATCGCTTGCCCGGACAACCGTCCGCAGATGGCAACTGTTCGTCCAGGTGTTATGCAGAAGATCGAGCCGATCGCTGATGCTAATCCGGAAGTTGTTGAGTACAACCCAGGATTCACACCGGACAACAAATATGTTGAGATTCTTGACATCGTTAAAAATGTATCTGACGTTGTTGATATCCAGGACGCTAAGATCCTTGTATCTGGTGGCCGTGGAGTTGGAACACCGGAGAACTTCAAAATGCTCGAAGAGCTGGCTGAGGTTGTTGGTGGTACCGTATCCTGCTCTCGTGCAGTAGTAGATGCTGGTTGGAAACCACAGGATCTGCAGGTTGGTCAGACTGGTAAAACAGTTCGTCCGCAGGTTTACTTTGCAATCGGTATTTCCGGAGCAATCCAGCACGTAGCTGGTATGGAAGAGTCTGACCTGATCATCGCAATCAACAAGGATGAGGATGCTCCAATCTTCTCCGTAGCTGATTACGGTATCGTTGGAGATCTGAACAAGATCGTTCCAGCTCTGACAGAAGCTTTAAAGGCTGAAATGAAGAATAAATAATTTCATCTTACATAAAGATGTGAAAAGAAACCGCCGCGGATTTCCGTGGCGGTTTTGTCTCTTTTTGCGTTATGAGTGATTTAACGAAGAGGAAAGCTGGTGGATGTGATGAAAAAAATGATTCTGGGAATAGCTATCATATTGTTTGGAATCGCAATTGTCATTGGTGGTGTTGGGGACGTTTCGGGTTTCTTTACATACATCGGGTGGGCGATTTCACTTATAGGTCTGATCTATGTGATTGCAGGATATTTAAAATCAGATAATAATTAGGACATTTTGAAAATACACAAAATTTTACAGACCGCCGCGGATTTCCGCGGCGGTTTTTTTGTGTGAGGAAATACTTGACAAACAGGTTTAAATGACTTAGACTAAAAGTAGTCTAAGTAGTTTAGACCAAAAATAAATAGGTAAAGTAATAAATACGGTGATAGAAATGAAAACTTATTTGACAAAAGCAGAATTAAAATTGATGGAAGTAATTTGGGAGAAGGGTCAAATTCCTTCAAATAAACTTGTTAAAGAATGTTTAGAGCGGTTTAATTGGAAAAAGTCAACAACCTATACTAATTTGAAAAAATTAGTTGATAAAAAAATGGTTTGTAATTCAGAGGCAGTTATTACTGTATTAAAATCAAGAGCAGATTATGAAAATGGTCAGAGAAAAGAAGTTATAAAGGAATATTTTTCAAATTCATTACCGCAATTTGTCCTTTCGTTTATCAAAGAAAGAAATCTGACAAGAGAAGATATTCAAGAATTGGAGAAAGTAATAGACGAATATAAGGAGGAACTACATGAATGATTTTTTTAAATTTTATAGTGGTTCTTTGAGTGGAACAATAATAGTTATTATACTATTTTTGTTTATAAGATTTTTATTAAGAAAACAGTCTAATCACATAAAAATAATGTTGTGGGTGATACTTTTGATACGTTTATTGTTTCCGGTATCTATATATACGGAATATGGCATTTTGTATTCGGAAACATTTGTTGAAAAGAATGAAAATCTTTCTGCACAGGAAATGAAAAGTGATAATTCTTTGCAAATATTTCCAAAAGATGAAAATACATCGAAACCATACATGGGAAAAAAGAAGGATATAAATCTTCTTATGATATTGTGGTATATAGGTCTTTTGGTTTTTGCTGTATATTATATTATACAGAGGATTGCTGTTTGTAGAAGAACAAAGAATGCAAAGAAGATATCTTCACAGGATGAAATCTATGAGTGGAAAGAAAGCATGGCTTGTGTTATCGGCTTAGTTAAACCAAAAATATTTTTGCCATTTGATTTGAGTCCAGAGCAACGGCAGATAGTGTTACAGCATGAAAAGACCCATATAAAACGCAAAGATTATCTATTGATGATGTTGTATTATATAGCTCTTGCTTTAAATTGGTATAATCCCTTATGTTGGTTAATTTATTTTGGAGTAAATAAAGATATAGAAATGGCCTGTGATGAACAGACATTACAAAATACATCAATGGAGGAAAGAAAATTTTATGCCAGAACATTACTTCAGTTATGTGATAAAGGTAGATTAAAATATGTATCAGCTATGCGACCTTTTATTTGCGAAAGGAGTACATTGAAGATGCGGATTAAAAATATTGGGAAAGAATATAGCTGCCCAAAAACAATATATATAGTTGTTGCCAGTGGATTGTTATTAGTAGTATTATTTGGAAGTTTTCTTTATAAAAAAATTGGTTTGAATAATGTTGATTCGAAAGAACTTGCAAGGCTGGCAAGTTATAAATCAACTTTAAATTTTGATGATACAATGCCTAAAATTGGTTATGTCGGAAAGGGACAATTAGTTGTTTATGACAATATGGGGGTGTATGTTTATGATCTTTCCTCTTCAGACCTGACGGATTATGTTGATTTTGAAAAAAATCATTTTAAGGGATTACAGGGAGATGATGCAACATTTATTCATGTATCGAAGGATGGACGGTATATCCAGCTAAGTGATAATGAAAAACAGTTGCAGTATGATTTGAAAACAAAACAACAAAAGAATCAATTAGATAAAAAAGAAAGCTGGAATCCGAAAACAGAACCGATGGGGGTGGAGACCGCAGAATATTACAGCGTAAGCGATGTGTATTATATAGGTGAAGGCGAAACGTGTTTTCTTGCCATTAACAAAAATGTTACTCCAAATTATGGGGCATTGTTATGTGTAGTATCAAATGCGGGGGCGGAAAAAGAATATTCTTTATTTGATTGATGCATGCGTTATTTTAAAGGCTGAGATGGGCAAATAATTTCATCTTATATAAAGGTGTGAAAAGAGACCGCCGCGGATTTCCGCGGCGGTTTTACTATATTTGTAACAGGTCTTTTGTTTTGCAGCCTAAGACACGCGCAAATTTTACGACATCAATGTCTAGATCGCGGGTATTGGCGGCAAAATCGAGAATATCGCTACAGCGATACTTTTTCAATGGACAAATGGAAGGAATCCGGATGTCTTTTATTTTTGTCTGAAAATATGTAACAATGGAACCGACAGGTTCGTTATAGTTAGCAGAGACAAAACAAAAGTGAGGAACGCGCGTGATTTTACTGATGATGGTGGACACAACCGAAGAAAAACGAAAATTTGTGATCCTGTACGAAAACTATCGTTATCTGATGTTGAAAGTGGCGGTGGATATTCTGCATGATTACCAGTTGGCAGAAGATGCCGTGCAGGAAGCATTTGTACGGGTGGCAAAACATATGGAAAACGTCGGACAGCCGGAGGAGACTGCCACGAAACGTTATCTGATTACGATTACAAAACATGCAGCCATTGATCTTTACCGCAGAAGAAACCGGTTACAAAGCAGGGAAATCTATATGGATGAACTTCCGGAAGAAACCGGGCAGCTTACTTATATGGCACCGGAGGAAGAACATGGAGTGTTAGATATTTTAAAAAATCTTCCACCAAAATACAAAGATATATTTCTGTTAAAATATTCCGCACATCTGGAAAATAGATCCCATTGCCGCTACTACACAATCTTTTGAATAGGAATCAAATTCCATTCCTCTTGAAGTCAAATCTCTTTCCATTAAATCGACATAACGATTTGTGTAGTAGGAAAGCTGTGTGTTAAAGTTTGCTACCTGTGTGTTTTCTGCCATTTTTATTCTCCTTTTCTTATATTAATCAACTCGTTTTTGTTTGCATTTCTGTTCAGTTCTACGCTTCTCCACCGCAATTCAATTCTCGGCTAATCCGTCGCCACGCCGTTCCCTTCTAAGCTATTCCTTTGCCATTCCAAACCTTGCTTCGCTTGTCATTGCATCACTTTGCCGTTGCAAAGCTGACTATGCTAATCCTATTGCGTTTTAATCACAATAACTTCTATTACAGAACGGACAACCCGTAATCAACTGCCCTGCTGCACTTTCAACGGAATACCCGTGTATTTCTTTTCCGTACCGTGTCCGTCCTTTCTCGGAATAGATATTCTGGTGGCAGTCCCAACAGATACCATTGCGCGGTGCAAAACGTGGCAATATCTTTGTTTTACAATACCAATCCTGTGCTTTGATTGCTTCTGGAATGTTATATGTAGTTGTCGCCATATTAAATTCCCTCCACTTTTAATTCATCGTCGGAAACTTTAAGTAGAATCATCTGTCTGCCTGTATCTGGTATTCTGTCAGCATTCACACTTTCAACATCATCAACCCAAATTGGCAAGTTTAAGCCGTTCAATTCCTGCAATCCAGTCACGAGGTCAATATTGCATAGAATCTGATCGGAGTGATTCAATCCATCAAAATATCCGATTCCGTCACAAATCATTTTACAAACTTCCACCGGCTCACCGTCCTGCGTATAGTCCAAAAATTGAAACTGAAAGTGCTTGAAAAGTGGATTGATAGCTTCTGCCAGTGCCTGATTTTTTTTGATGGAAAATTCTTTCAACATGTCAAGTTTCTGCTGAATATCGGAATCTTCCTGACCTAACTCTTTCTGTTCTGTGTTCAGCTGTTCAAGTGTTTCTGTCTGTTTCTGAACTGCCTGTTTTGCCATCTCAATTTTTATTTCGATTCCTGTAAGTTCCTTTTCAGCAGACATTCTTTCTGCCTGAACTGCTGCCTTTTCCTCAGAATTATTAGTCAGTCCGTCAAGCTGTTCCTGTTTCTTCTGGATTTCTGCTACAACTGCCTGATACTCTTCATTTCCAGACATATCTGGCTCTGCCGGAAGCTTCTCTAATTCCTGATTTTTCTGCGCAATCTCAGATGCCAGAGTGGAAATATTTTTCTTTGTCTGCTCAATCTGCGATTCGATGTCTTTGCGCTTTTCCTCAACTTCTTTTCTTCTGGCTACTTCGGAATTGCCTTCTTCTGTAATGTCTTTAAGTTTCTGCTGTTTGTCTGCTTTAAACTGCTCTTTTTTCGCAAACTCTGCATGGATTCTTTCCTGTTTCTTCTGTTCAAATTCAGTTTTAAGACGTTCAACCTGTTCCTCCGGAAGTGCCTGTCCGCAGGTCGGGCAAATAGCTGATTCAGGATCAAATTTTTCATTCTGTATGGCATTTAAAGCTGTTTCATCAAATGTGGACGCATACGTCTGTTTATATTTCTCCTGCAAAACCGTAATTCTCTGCTGAATTCGTTCTGGTTTCTCAGCGGTCGCAAGGAAATTTCCCAGAATTCGGAGATTTTCTTCTTCATGTTTCTGCTTGAATCGCCTGTCATTTAATAAGGAAACGATTTTTCTCTTTTCTTCCTGTAATGCTTCTGCTGCATTTGAAATGATCGCATCTCTGGATTTCTTGAGACCTGTAATCTCGTAGCAGAGCTCGTCATATGTTTTATTGGTTTCATTTAGCAGCTTTTCTTTTTCAAGAAGACCATTCAGTTTATCCAGCACGGCATTCTTCTTTTCTTCAAGAATGGTAAAATCTGGTGTTCCCTGTTTCTTTACGGTATCAATTTCAACCTTTTTGGCATCAATTTTCTTCTGGAAGTCTTTTTTGTCTCTATTGAGTTTTTTCACAACTTCCTCGACAGAATGATTCTTGATGATTTCCGAAACTTCTGGATTGTCCTGTAATACTTTATCCGCATTGAACCCTGCCATCTTTTCAAGCATTACTCTGGCACTTGCTGTTGATTTTCGAAGTTCATTAAGGAATACTCTGGCATTACTACACATCATAATGGTTTCTGAGTCTGATATTCCTTTTAAAAATTCCTTATACTTCGTCTGGTTGTAATCAAACCCATCAACCTGATATTTTGTGGTACTGGAAGATTTACCTTTCTTCGTTTCCTTACGGATCACGGTTTCCTCTCCATCAATCAGAAGTGTGAGTTCTCTTGATACGACACCCTCAACTTCTTCTCCGTCTTCTTTTCTTCTGACATTATTCGGAGATGTACCGTCTGCAAGCTTTCCGGTCAGTGTATCAAAATATGCGTCCATCAACGTTGTTTTACCCTGACGGTTCCTACCGGACACCATCGTTCGTGGTGCAAACTGATACTCCGCAGACTCAAACTTCTTGTAGTTTTCAATGTTAAGCTGTTTCAATTCTACTGTTTTCATACTGTTTTATCCTCCACCCAATAAGCCGACACTTCATAGGCTGTTTTCTTCTCGACCTGATTTCCGACTTTTTTGTTGTACTCTCTGCTCTGGATTCTTCCCTGTAAAATAATATGTGTGCCAGTTCCGCAGGTTCCCATGTATCTTGCATTTCTGCCCAAGCAGATGCATGGTATGTAATCAGATATGCCGTATGATCTATTTACCGCCAGAAGTACATCTGCAATCTCTCTTCCATTAGGTGTTGTTCTGTATACTGGTTTCTTGCAAGTAAAACCATCCAGAAGAATCTGATTAACTGGAAGTGCGTCTTTGTCCATGAATTTTGCTTCTCTTGCGAACACAAAAAGAAGTAATCTACTGTGATTTTCTTCGTGCTTATTGAACGATCTGAACTGCCCTTGAATTTCCATCATTTCTCCTGTATAGTTCTGCTTCACATCAATGAGTCTCTCAGAAACTACAACCGGAAGAACATCTTTCGTTCCGCTAAATCGTTCTACGCTAAGTTCGAATCGGTAAAATTTTTCACCATATACTTCATGGCTAAATTCAAATTCTGTTTTAATTTCTCCAACCAGTGTTACCTGATTGTTTTCCAAAAGCTTATTCAATTCCGTTTACCCACCTTTCTATCTGCATTAAAATAGGAAGGGATACCATTGAAGATGCCATTGCACTTATGCAGAGCAACTCAAGTACATCCATTTTCGTCATCCACCAGAGCAATAATGCAATCGTGGAAAATGTTCCCACCTGTGCCATCACTCCGATAAAATACATTCTTTTCCTCATATCCCTCACTTCTTTCTTTTAGTTGCTGCTGCTGCAAGTAAAGCTACTGATAGTGCTACAACTGCGACTTCCAGACGTTTTGTTTTTGCCACCTGATCTGCGATGATTTCGCTTGCAAGACTCTGGTTTTTAGTTACGTTTTCGGTGTGTTTTGTGATTTTAGACATAAAAAATGCCCTCCTGGTATAAATTTTCTTTTCAAATACAGGAAGGTGTGCTATACTTATCCTGTATTTAACTTACCCTAATTAAGTTAGATACGTGCTCCGGTAGGTGTTGCGTCACCTCCGGGGCGTTTCACTCTTCTTTCTTATCGGAATCCCCTTCGAAATATTTAATCCCCATGATCGCAGCTACATACTTTTTATCAATGAATGTGCTATCATTAGCATTTAAAACCGCTTCCAAAGCTGTAAGCCTGCCGGCTAGTAAAGCAAATTCTTCTTCGAGAGTTTCTGCTTCGTAAGTGTTTTTATTCATCCTTTGCCCCTCCCCAGATTGACGACAATGCTAATCCCATAAGTTTTCCAAGTACTTCCGCTCGCATATTGGAAAGTTCCTTGTCAAGCTTATCTTCCGTCCAGAACCCAACGTCTACAGCCTTTCTGATAAGTTTATCTCCTGTTTCCTTTGGAATATCTTCTTCCTCAAAAGTCTCTCTCAACAATTTAATAATCATTGACAAATCAGTCATTAAAACTGTTGTACTTCCCTTTACCTCAACTGCTCCATCTTTACTTTTAATCATTCTCTTTTCCTCCTTCAAAAATCTTTCTCCCCAATATTAATTCCGCAAACGTTCTAAGCGTTTCTGTCCTTAATCTGTCAAGTTCTTCTTGTATTTTTTCGTCTGTCCACAACCCCATCTGAGCTGATTCAGAAACAAGTTCATCGGCTTTTTCCTTGGAATATCCTTCTTTCACAAGGAAAACTCTTAGTCCCCTGCATATCGCGGTTAATTCAGAAAGCAACTTATTTGCATCTTCTTCTAATTCAACTTTCCCGCCTTCACATTTGATCATTCTATTTTCCCTCCATTTCTCTTTTCAGTGTTTCGTACAGTTCCTTGTGAATCGGAGAATCTTCTGGAATCTCGCGAATTATTTCAATAATTTTGTCTTTTTTCTCCTGTAATGTCATATTCATAAACTCATTTATTTCTTCTTTTTTCATACTGACTTCCTTTCTGTGGTATAATCTCCCTCGAAGGGAGGTGTGTATTATGGATAAAGAACAAATAGTTCATGATTTAGCAATTACTTATGCAAAGTCTAAATTAAATGAATACGTTCTTGACAGAAGAGAAGCTCCATTGGCTGGAAATACTTCTATGTCAAATGACGAAATTCAATATTTAAAACGTGCATATGATTTTGCTATTCAGAATCTTTCGGATTAAACGCTCGTTTCCCGTATAAAGCGTTTTGAATTCCATCGGTAACGCATTCGGCAATTGTCTTCCCGTCAATATTTACCGTGTGCGTTACTTTTTTTGTTCTCGTAGGGGCAACTTCTTTCCGAATAGCTTTAAGCTCTTCTAAAATCTGTTTGAGTAATGCACTTGTTTCTTCCACCATATCATTCCTTTCTGTGGTATACTCTAATTAAAAAAATGGAGGTTTTAATTATGTTGAGTACCATTGTTAAATTTGTTACAGAAAATAAGTCTTTGCTTACAACCGTTATTGCAATCGCAGGATTTGTTCTTTCTCTATTTCAATTCATCCATTCGCTTTGGAACAAACGAACAAATATTTCTGTTTCATTGGAAACACTATGCACTTTAAATGTAGAAAACGAACAGTCTATCAAACTAGGTTTAATTCTTCAGAACAATTCATCTTCAGCCATAATCATTACCAGAATTTCTTTGCTTTTAGGTCATTGCCGTACTTCATATCCATGTGTTCTAACTCACAGATGGGTTGCTGAACGTTATCACCCAAAGTACAATGAAACAGATATTCCCATCACTGAAAGAATATTCAGTGCGGATTTTCCAATCTCTTTACAACCATCGCAAGGGATATTTGAAATTGTCCTGTTTGATATTCCTGCCAATGTTAAATTAAGTAACGATTTTATTACGTTAAAAATCATTACAAACAAAAGAAATAAAATCTGTGTACTTCAAGTACCGAAAGAAAGCAAGGACTTACTTTCGATTTAGGAAAAAAGTAATTATATTTAGAATAATTGCTGCAATCGAAAACAAAAGTGCTACATCGTACAAATCCATTTGATTACCTCCTTTCAGTTAAGAACTTTCTTTCTTATCAGAATCATCGTCTTTCTTATCAGAAGAAAGGCTTTCTACTTTTCCAAGGATGTAGCCTTTGTCAAAATCTGACATATTGTTCACTTCCTTTCTACGCACAATATTTAATTTCGTATTCAGTTACGATCTTTGAGAAAATCTCACGCAACTTTTTATCATCGTCAATGATATCCATTTTATTGAGTGCATTAATCGTTGTCTTCGTACACCCTTTTTCTTGCATACGGTTGCGTTTGTTCCTCAGCCTAGTACTCAAATCACATCCTGCTCTGCGTTCCAATTCTTGATACATTTCTGTTCTCAGCATTCTGAACTCTGCTCCTGCACATTTTTGTATGCGATTGAATTTCAAATTGATTTCTGAACGCCAGTTATCGAACACCGGTTTAACTGCTTCTTTGATATTCTCTGTAGTCGCAACAGCTTTATCTGCTGTTTCTTTGGCAAGCAAAATCTGCCGGTCTCTTTCTTTATCAGCAAGTTCTTTCTCTACCATTTGTGAAAGTAGTCCCTGCAACATTTGAAGTTCTGGTGATAATGCCCTTTTTACTTTTTCTCTGGTTTTGAAATATCCATTCACAAGCTGTCTCTGAACATCCCATGCTAAATTGTCTGTAAAAGACTTTACTAACATCAGATATCCTTGTTCTGTCATAAGGGCGTAATCAGAAGTTGCCTTGTCTGGAATGTCAAAAATTTTGGTGCGACGAATTTCGTCGGTGCTTACTCGGAAGAAATCTTCACCCTCTATGAAACGCTCTCTGTTGGTTCTAAAATTTCTGCTTGCTGTTCCGTCTGGTCTACCGTGTACCATGTCAATATCTTTGAACGTTACAACTCGCTGACCGTTATACTCTTTTATGGAAATGTCTGAATTTCCAATATGTACTAACTGGTTCGTGCTTATCACTCCTTTCTTAATCACTTTTTACTGTTGCAGGTTCTTTTTTACTGGATTCGCTTTCCTCTATATCAATGATTGCTTTTCCATACCAGAGCATTTGATCTTGCTTTTTCTCTGGCAGATTATTAAAACGTTCTACCATTTTTCTAAACGCTTCTCGTCTATCACCTGTCATTCCTCTCACTCCTTTCTGTATCACTTGTGTGATTATAATATATCACTAGAGTAATATTTTGTCAAGCATGATATTACATTTTTGTTGACTTTTTATCACTCTAGTGATATTATAATATTGAAAGGAGGAACAAGCATTGGAAACAATAAATGAAAGAGTTTCGATTCTTCGTAAACAATTAGGAAAGAATCAGAAAGACTTCGCAGAGACACTCGCAATTAAACAAGCGGCATTGTCCATGATTGAAAACGGTCAACGTGATCTATCCGAAAAGAACATCAAACTAATATGTGCCAGCTACAAAGTCAATTATGACTGGCTCGTAAACGGAATCGGAGATATGTTCCAAAGCGACGATAGTGATGCGCAGGCTATCGTTGATTCGGTAATGACCGGGGATAATGACTTTGCTAAGAAAATTCTTGTAAAGTTCGCAAAGCTCAGTGATGAACATTGGAAGCAACTCCAAGAAATCCTAACAGAATTGGAAAACAATTAAAAAAGAAAGGCCAGAGAATAAAAAACTCTGGTCTTTTTTATATTCTGCTTTGTTGTTTTGATTTATAGTGATATAATAAAATCAACTAATACCAAGGAGGAAATGTCTATGAAGAAAAAGCTATTAATTGCATTTTGTACTTTTGCAATTTTAGGAGTTTCTACTCCAACTTATGCAGGTGGCGTGACTGGCGTTGAAGTTCAAAAGGATGATTCTGAAAAGTACGGTGTAATCGGTGATTTTGATTATGATATAGAGGGAAACTCTGTGAAATTGCACGGTTATGATGGCAAGTGCAAAATTTTAGAAATTCTTCCATCATACAATATTGACGGAACAGACTACGCAACAGATTTATCAGATTTCCAGATCGGAATTGGAAGTTCTCATGTTGAATCAGTTATTTTTCAAGAAGGAATTACTGAAATATATGATGCTGCTTTTAATTCCTGTGATGTTCAAAAAGTATTTTTTCCTAAAAGTATGATAAACGTAACAGATAAAACCTTATCTTACTTAAATCCTAAAGAAGACGGCGATCTCATCCAGATTTACTATGCAGGCACACAAGACGACTGGGGAAACATTTTTACAGAATATAAAAGAACAAAAGTTGAAGACGCTGAATTCGGAGAGGAATTAGGAACATCTATTGCGGACAAAATAAATTCAATGTTAGGCAGCGATTATGACAGTTCCGAATTCGAATATTATTTCTCCGCATCGCCAGATGATTTAAAAACAGAATAATTATTATGCCGCATCTGCTTTAACTGTAGATGCGGCATTTTAGGCTACTCTTCTCTTAAATATAAGTATACCAGCAACTTGTATACTCTTTTTAAAGTACTTTCTAATTTTACCTTATCTAATAATTCAATAATCTCTTTCTTATAATCCATAAATAACCCTCCCAATTGAAACTTTACTACAGTATATGTCTGGACAGTGAAAAATATGCATTCGAACATTTATTTTTATCATATTTTCCGTAAGTCCAATGAAAACAGGACACATGGATTAATATTCGCCCTTGCAAACTGCCAGAGATAGACTGGAATATTTATGATCGCATAGAAATTATTTGTGTAGTCAAAGATAAAATCTGATTTGTGCGGTGAAATGTAGAATTTGAGCGTAGATTTAGACGCCGGTTTCAAAACCGTGCTCATAGTAAGCGTTGAATGCTTGTGCATAGTTTGGGTTGAGTATATACCAAAATCCTTATTGGCATAGTCTTTCACGCACATTGGCAAGTGGATTATGTAGTTGGCAAAGAGAATTACTCCTGCTGCGATCAGCAATCTCTCAATCTTCCTCATAATATATACCTCTTTAGTCTATAATTTATGTACTTAGTTATACCACTTTTTGTGCAAATTAATCGGGCAAAACGATAAAACTGCATTTTTAATGGATAAAAATATGAAAAATATTTCGGTTTTGACTATGCTATTGTCGATTCTTGCGGTATAATATATGCAAATTTTACTAAGGAGGAATTTTTTATGAGAAAGAAAGCAAAGTTTTTAGCCAGTATTGGGCTGTCAAGTATTTTACTTGTATCCATGCCATCCAATGTTTTTGCGGAAGATTTTGTGTTATACGAAGAGAACGGCATTCATGTTGAAACAAAAGGATTAGCCGATTCCCCGTCCACAGGCACTATAGGACTGTATATCGAAAACAATTCTAATTTGAATTTAGGCATAGCTCCTTATGCTTATGCCATAAACGGTATTATGGCAGGCGGCGATCAGTATGGCATAAACTCCTCTGATGTAGCACCCGGAAAGAAAGCGAATTCTACTTTGGAGCTGATAGATACATGGGAAAATAAAGATTTCTTCAAAGACTACCAGATGAACGAAGTAGATAGCTTCGACGTTCTCTTGTGGGCTTACGACAATGCAAAGAGCTTCAAGGCTTTTGACAGCGGTCAGATTCACGCTGACGTAGCCGGAACTACCGTAGTTTCTTCTCCTGTATTTGACAGTGCACAGAATTTGTACAATCAAAATGGTATTAGTGTCGATTTCATATCCTCGGCAGGTAACAGTTTTACATTTTGTATCACAAACACTACTGGGCAATATTTCGCATACGACGTAACTTCTGAGACTTATAATGATTTCACAATGTCAGATAGTTATGAAGTATACAATGAGTATTTGTTAGATGGCTGCAAAACTCTTATGACTCTGACTCCTACAGATGAATTTCTTGCGGCGAACGGAATTTCTGATGTGTCAAACGTAGATTTTGCATTAACGATTCGCCCATTAGCAGAATTCGCTAACGAATATACTACAGACTTGATTTCATATCAGAAATAATTCATTGCACAAATATCGTAAAGCAAAGAGCCGAGGATTTTACTCCCCGGCTCTTTTTATGGTAAAACCTGCATTCACGATCACGTTCCTCCCCAGAGCAATCTGGCAGGCTGTACCAACGAATTAATATGTCGAATTTTTTCGAAATTTCGCTGAACTATTTACACATTTTCGTTTCGGTGCTACTATATTACCATAATTGATTACTTAGATGAGGATAATCTGATGAAAGTTGAAGTGCAAGCGATAAACGGAAGGTGATTACTATGAAAATTGCTATTTGTGACGATTGTGAACTACAGGTTGAGTATTTTAAGCATCGGATTGAACCGTTTTTGAAGCAAAACGGTGACCGGAATTATACGATAGACGGTTATTTCAGTGGGGAACCCTTGATAGATGATGTTAAGGACGGAAAATGGTTTGATATGATTGTCTTGGATGTAATACTTAAAAACGAAAATGGCGTGGATATTGCCAAAGAACTCCGAGAGTGTGGATATAAGGGCAAAATTGCTTTCTGGACAGCTCACAAGGATTTTGTTTTTGATGCGTTGGATGTTGAATTTACGCATTATATCATCAAGGGAAATGAACACGGAAGAATGTTTTCTATGATTGACAATACCTTGAGTGATATGAAACACAAGATGCTCACAATCAGACACAGAGATTGCATTATAAGGATTCCATTGAACAAAATCGAGTACCTCGAAGCACGGGATAAGCAAGTTTTTGTTCATTGCACGAACGGGATTATGCACAGTATGTATGCAACTTTAAAGTCGGTTGAACCATACCTTGATAAGCGTTTTTTGCGTTGCCATAAGTCGTTTGTTGTAAACATGGATTATGTGCAAAAGCTGGATTCTGATTTTACGATGTTTTCCGGGGATAAAGTACTGATTCGTAAGAATGGATATGCGGATATTAAAAATCAATATTTGGAATATATTATTAAGTAAAACAAGAGAGATGATCTGTCAAGAAATAAAAACAGACCATCTCTCTTTTTTGAGTCCCTGTTCAAACTCTGGGGAGGAGTTGAATTATGGTACACTTATTATATCACATTTATCACACTTTGCAAATATATTTCGCGGAAGCAAATCCAAAGTACTTTCCGGCAATTCTGATGTAATACCAGTCGGTTTTATCTTTTGCTTTAATGATATCGCATACATCAACTAAATTGCCTTTTGCAAGTGTAGGATAGCTTTTAAGCTGTGCATACTCTGTTCCTGCCCATGTGCGGACATTAAGTGTATTTGCAGTTACCTTTCCCACCCACTTCGGAGTTTTAGACAGAATAGTTGGCGTTGAAAGCGTACTTGCTTTTGCGCCAGTGGTAACAGCGATAGCCACGTGGTGGTTATCATTCAGGAGGATATCTCCTGCCTTTAGATAGTCACCGGATGTCAGATACTTTCTATCCGTCAGTACTTTCGCACCGGCAATCTTCATTGCAGCTCTCATGTTCCGTGTCGTCAGATAGATGCTGACCGCTTTGAGCCTTGCATTATTTAAGCGATACCCAGCCCCTTTGACAATAGCTGCTGTACTTGCGCTGCAATCAGATTCACAAGCTACCGTGATCTGCGCCGGATCGTAGTTGCTTGCCTTTAAGTGCCGCCAGAACGAATACCGGTCATTGCTGTTTCCGGCAGTACCCTGATCGTACCCAATGAGATTGTTCTGTGCCGCTTTTGTCGCCATGTCTGCGATCATGGCTGCGATTTTAGCGTCATTGAATCTTAGAACACAGAACCACGGTCTGCTGTACCAGTTCATGATCTGATATTCTGTACCAGTCTGATCTCCTGCTTTCCCACCTGCATATCTTCCTCTTTCATCATGTCCGCAGTTACTGATTTTTACCATTTTAGTTTCTCCTTTCTGGTTAGAATCTCTGTAGTCTTTGTAGAACACATCCATATCAACATTTCCGCTGATTCCTGGAACTTTTCCTTTACTGGAATACTGCCAGCCTACACCGACTGTCGGACGTAATCTTTCTTGAACAGAACCATTGTCGTTGGCAGGATAACGAGCAATCCAACAGTCATACTGCTTCAGAGCATCTGACAGGACATTATTGTACCAATCAAGATTGCAATAAATTCCAACCTTATAACCGGCTTTCTTGATTCTGTTCAGAAATGCTACTGCAATATTCTCAATAGCCTGTTTTCCGAGACTTCTTTGCTGTGCCCATTCCAGATCGTAGAATACTGGAAAGTCAAGTCCACGTCCACCAAGAACAGAAATTACGTTCTCAGCTTCCTCGATAGCTTGTGCCGATGTTAAAGCATAGCTGTACTTATATCCACCAATAAGAATTCCATTGGATTTACAGCCCTTGTAGTTGTGTTCGAATGATACATCTGTGCCGGATTTCTGATGAATTCTCAAAATTGCAAACTTAATTCCAGAATTCGATACTTTTGACCAATCTGGATTACCTTGATAGGATGATACGTCAATTCCTTTAATTTCCATGTTGTGCTCCTTTCACACCACGTATCTGTGGTGACTGTATCTCAATGATTCTTGCGATACCTTCGCGTTTTTCAGAGACAGAAGAAATTAAACACGAAGATAAATAATAAAAATGTTACATTAAAAACATATAATGGTGGCGGATATTTGCAAACTGGGCAAACATATTGTATATATAACGATAGTTTTTTATATCTTCATATTGGATTTAACTCTATTGATAATTCAGGTATACAGTCAGGAACAGTGATTATGACATTACCTGTAAAAGTATCAACGGTTAATGCTAATATTGGTGTTATTGGTATGGGTACTGTACAAGGTTACAAAGCATATATTGGTGCATTATCCGTTTCATCAAATGGTTATGACATTGTTGCTTCTGGGTTTATAATTGCAGCTAATTATATAGCAGATTTAATGTTTATACGAGCATAAATTATATTATTGTTTAAAAGTTATATATTTAGCTTGTGTCCACATACTGAGTATTCGAACAGATTTACCCTTTTCAATGTTACCCGTAAAATGCACTATATGAGTAGAATTTTGCCTACTTACAGCAACTATACTAACTGGACAAGCGTTCCAGTCCGCATTAGTAGCTCCTATTAAGTAATAATCATTGTTAGTATCTGGTGGATTAATATAGATATATCCTGCTCCAGTACCTTTACAAACTTGATTTACAAAAGTTATCTTCGTGTTTAATGCATTAATCCCGAGTTTTTCTTTTAGGTATTCAAATAATTGTGAGAACGATATTTTTTTTAATACATTCCCTTCTCCAACTATCAATGTGTCACTTTCTGCCGGTGTTGCTTTCGAAGCCAGTGCCGACATTAATATTGTTTTTAATGATTCTGCCATAATATTTTACCTCTTTCTATTCTTTCACTCTCAGCATCGAGCCATCTGAAGTAGCAAGTGCTGAGCCATTGCCTGAATCCAATACATACTGGACATTCCGAACATCAACAACAATTAAAATTCTTGCTCCTGTCTGCACTATACTAGGGCTTATGCTTGCACCGGCTATATAAATGTTTGCATCTGCCATGCATATCACCCTTTCACTTTGATTTTATAATTATCTACCCACGTTTCATCTGCAATTTTATATATGAATCTCAGACAATAGATTCCTGTTTTTTGTGGCTCAATTAACGCATCTAGCGTATGCTCGTTGATATTGCAGTTTCCTTGATCTTCTACAGTCTCTGTTTCAGCATCTGTATCAACGAAAATCAATTCGTAATCCGCTGAAATGATGGAAAAAGGGATGTCTACACCGCATACCGGCTCTACTTTACTTTTAAATCGGATTTTTTCTCCAAAATCCATTATTGTATTGCTATCTACGTATCTAATTGCCATGTCCTCTCTCCTTTCAGCATGTTTTATGTCCGCTGAAACATTGCTTTACAAGCTCTGCCGTCAGCTGGCTCAGATTCAGCAATGAGCTGTACTCGATGTTCTCTGATTCTGCCGTATATCCTCTCGGAACGAGCTTTCCAGCAATCTCGTGCCCTGATATCAGAAACAGTACAGTGGCGGTATAAGCTGTCAAGCCACCACTACTTTCTGCATAGATTTCTATGACATACTGTCCATCTCTATTGGCAGGGACTATTGCGTCCCAGATTTCGAGATCCGATCCCTCTCGTCTCTGGAACTCAATAGCGAACTCATTACACGAGCCGTAAACCCTCGTAATCATCATTCATCAGTTACTGTGACAGAGATCACATAAGTTTTGCCTGCATCGACCGGATTAGGCGTTACGCTTGCGGCTGTAATCTTTGGTGGGTTCGGATCATACTTGACAGTTCTAGTAATGGTTGTTGTCTTACCGGCACTGTCTTTTGCAACGATAGTAATTGTATTTGAGCCTGCGGACAATGTGACCGTAGTGCTGAATGCTCCGTTGCTACCAACCGTTACAGGTGCACCGTTGATCATTACTGTAACAGGAGATGACGTTACATCATTGGTTGTACCTGATACAGTAATTGTGCTCTTGTTGGTAACGTATCCATCAGACGGAGAGGCTACGCTCAACGCCGGCGGTACGGTATCGATCTTGAACGTTACAGATTTCTGCGTAGCTGCGTTGCCATCGTAATCGGATGCATCAAACCTAATGGTATGAGAACCATCGGTAAGAGCTGTTGTCGGTATGTACGAACAATTGTAACCACCGGTTACGGCGGTCTTTGTAATGCCGTCAGTAATCTTGCTTCCGGAATCGATTGTGATACCGATAGTAGACGGATTAACACCAGAATCATCATCTGTAACAGTCCATGTGATAGTTGGCTTGTTGTTGACAAGTGTTGCAGATGCTGTTGGATTTGTGACTGTAATTACCGGAGCGACCTTTTCTTTAACGGTTAATCGCAGGGAACTACCGATTGCGGAATCTGTTGCATCTTTGGTGGTCACGTTTCCAGCATCGTCCGTTGCCTTGATTGTTATTCCGTAATAATGTCCGCTCTGGCTGTAACTGGACTTATTTGGAGCTGTTACTGTAGCTTCATATTTTCCCGTATTATTGTTAAAAGTAAGGGTGTAAGTCTGTCCATTTACAATAGCTTGTACTTGCTTTACTGACATTTATGTACCTCCATTTCATAATTCATTCTATATTTAACTTTTCGCAAAGTTTATTAATAAGTTTCTCTTGTTGGTCAATTTTCTTTTTCTGTGCTTTTAGCATTGCAAACATTGCCGGTATCATGATACGTTCATTCCAGTCTTCAACAAGTCCATTGGCGTGTCTGGTGGCTTCTGGAAAATATTTTTCTACGTCTTCTGCAATGAACATTGGGATATATCTTCCTTCATTCTCATCCCATTCAACTAGATATCCCTCTTTATATTTCGCCCAAAGTGGTTCAATATTGTACCATTCTTCAATTTCTTGCTCCGAAATATCGCTTCCGATATCTTTATAGCGCTTTGAAGATGAAGATTTTAGCATCAGCTGTTTGTATCCTGTACGTCCATCCCAACAAACAGTATTTGATGATGTCGTATACTCCATGTCTTCTATCTTTGGCGATTTTGCGAAAGATGCAGGATTAGTAACAGTTAAATTTTCAAATGTACCAGTGTCAGCCGATACCTCTGTGGCATGTACGGTTAGACTGTTATCGTCCCAACTGATTCCCCAATTTTCGCTATTTTCGATTTCAATATCTACTTCATCGCCAAAGAACTTCTTGATATCAACAGGGAATATTCCATCGCTTGAAAACTGTACACCTGTATATTTCATGTACTCTGAATTTTCTTCGTAGCTTGTAAATACAGTATATCCAGAGCGATCAATTAATCCTTTAACAGCATTGCTGGCATCTTTAATTTTCAGATAACCGTTCCCATTCTTTTTGCCGCCCAAGGTAACTGTTCCACCAAGAAGAGCATCAAGGCTGACGTAGAGACGCCCATTGCTATAATATAATCCCTTCCAAGCCCCGTCATTAGTCAGAATGCTAACTATTTGCTCCTGCGTCAAATTGTCTATATCAATAACGACCGCCACGCTCTGCATATCCATCAATGTCGTAGTACCACCGGATGCATATAATTTACATCTAACATTCGTCACATCTCTAGGAATACCAATGGTTGAGCCATTGGAGCTTGCTACTGCTTGACCTGAACTATTTGTTAAAATAGAATACAGGTAGTGTGTTACTGTATCCTCATCGGTTGAACTAATATAAATGGTTTTCCAAGCACTTCCATCAACAGTTTCTTCAACGATAAATCTGCCTTTATAAGGTACTCTAGCAGCTGAATCACCATCACGATAATACGCTTTAAAGGTTATAAAGTTTGGACTAATCACCTTGTCAGAGCCACGTTTCAGGACGTTGCATGATGGCTCAACCATGTATGTTCTACCAGGTTCACCATCTTTTCCATCTTCGCCCTTTTTCTGCTTGGAAATCGTAAATCTCTTCGTTATAGAAAGATTAATCAGGTACGTTGCCTTAATATCCACCCATCCATTGTCTGCACTCAAGCCTGTGACAGTGTAAGTATGCGTATCTACATCCCAAGAGCCGGTTACACTGTCTGATTTCGTCACGGTAAAGCTACAATCATTTGTGATATCTGACGAGCCGTACATAACTTTCGCTGTAGTTGCCACTGTTGGAAATACCGGAATGTTTCCGTCTGCGTCAGATGTGATCGTCTGCATATCGTTCGACAACTGGAATGTCATGTTCTTAGCAGATGCAATATTCTCATCCATGTTTTTCAATTTCTCGGGCAATGTCATATTTCCAATAACCAAAACATCTGGGTTGATAACAACCGTTTTGGTGTCCATATCAACTTGGAAGATAATATTTCCACTCTCATCCCTTACAGTAATCGCACCTGTGTTAATCCAGTCAGCATTTAATCCTACGGCTGTGAGGATTCTTACAATCGTATCACCATCTACTGTCATACCACCATTCCAAGTCTGTCCACCATCTGTAGAAACTCCCCATGCCTCAGAAGTCATTTTCCATACCGCTTTGGATTCAGCAAGTGTAGGTTTGTCATGCAGATAGAAAATCTGGCTTCCATCCTCCTGTGTCTCAACGGTGGTATATACACCGGTCGCAGAATCTATTCGCTTTCCGAATTCTTCAAGTGCTTTTTCTCTCTCGGTTTTTTCCTGCTTAACCATATTTTTTGCAGCAACAAATGCCTGCGTTGCCTGGGAATATTGGGTGCTGCTATTTTTAGCAGCACTTTTGGCATTACAAGCTATCTTCTGACCGGATCCCGGTTTCAATGTAGTTGTGGTAAGTAGCGATGTGTATATTTTTCCATTTCTATCCACAATAATCAGTGAATCTCCGGCTTCCAGAGCCACATCTGTAGGGCACTCGGATTCAAATGGTCTAAATCTCATGCCAACGCATTTTTCGGAGATTATTGAAGCGATTGTCTGGCCATCGCCAACACGAATTAATTTATTACCAGAAATTTCAAGGACATATCCCTCTGTACCAACCATGTAAGTTTTCGGATTATCAGAAGAGGATTCGCTGTATTCAGTTACTTTCACGCCTGTGATTACTACATCTGTATGATGCGGAGTAAAACCATAAGTGGTTTTTATCTCAGACTCATTTCCTTTTTCATCAGTAGCAAAAAGTCTCAATATGCCATCATTTTCCAGAAATGTTCCGTTATTTGCCGATAAAATACCATTTGCACTGGATAATTCAAGTGAGATATTGCTATCATCTTGCGTTTTGAGAACTCCAAGATCATTAATAATGAGTTCTTCTTCATTGATGCTGCTATACCAACCGATGCACAATCTGCCATATTCATCGCATCTCATCCACTGACAGCCAATCTGTGCAACCCACTGTAGAACCTGGCGAAATGTTAAAGCTTCGTCATTTGGACGATTCTGCACGATATAATCATCTCTGTCAAATGATGTTGTTTGCAAAGTAACTCCACATACCTCGCAGGCATCTCGTACAATCTGCCCTCTGGTTGCCGGATACTTCAATTTGCTGTCTGAATAGTTCCGGTCAAACTTCCGCATATTATCTTCACACGTAAGGTCTATGGTCACCGTTTCGTCTTCCGGCTGTTCAATAACTGTCACTGTGCAAATACGCGCTTTTTCAATAACCGCATTTTTATGAACTATGATCGTATCGCCGGTTGAATCCAGTATTTGTTCTCCATCTGAATCTAACAGTTCACTTGTGTCCTCATCTTCAATCTGTAATCCAACATAACATATGACTTCTGCTCCCTCAAAATCGTAATCGGAGTACTCACCGTCAAAATTATTAATGCTAAGATTCAATACATTAATGATTGCAGAACCGATGTCAAAGCTACTATCCCCGGACACGGAATCTTCGAATTCCATTCCGTTTTGCCACAGATTGGCACTGGTCAGATTGAGTACAGTTCCATCTGTAAGTGTGATATCTGCATACTTGAGGTACTGCACGTCCATTCCGTTCTTGACTTTTTCTTTCCATCTGTTAGATAATTTTCTCATGCATTACCTCTCAATCACATCAAAACTGATAGATTCTGTTCTCTGGTTTCCATGCCACCACCATTTAACAGGCGCACTCCTGTCACCAACATAAAATGTTCTGGTTTCGTATTTTCCAGACATCATATCTGGATATGTAATTTGGATGTACTCGGGATTGAACGCTTGAAGGATCTTAGCTGTAGTAGCCCAATCTTTACCTTTCCACTGCAAAGCTAATTTCCTTTTTTGCGCTACCCTGTTTTTATGCATGACAGAGTCATCAGATCTTCCTGATTTTGCCGCTGATACGTCCTGTAATCCCCATGTGTAGGAAGACGGGCAAGGCATCGAGACACCGTTTACTTTTAAAAATATTTCTGCCATATAACACCTCATAAAAGAAAAAGCACCTCCCCGAAAGAAGATGCTTAATTACACGAAAATAGCGCCTATCGCTCTGATAGACGCTTTATGATTCTTTATTCTATCACATATACAAGGTGAGATTCAGTAAGAAAAAGTTATATTTTGCTTTGCATTAAACGGATTTGTTCTTTACAAAATGATTCATAATCCGTGTTTCCCATAAGAATTGCCCGATTTTTTCATCCTACCATTTCTCCTTTAACTGATTAATTGGTGTTCCAACTACTCCGGCACTTTCCCCACTGTCGGTTGCTTTGAAATAAGCACCTTAGATTTGTGGATACATAAATTCGAACATCAGATAATTCGCAGCATCGCAAAGATACTCCGTGTTACCGGTTTTCAGATATTTTTTGACACACATATCATGAGATTCTATGGCATTTACCAGACGTTCTCCAAAATTATCTTTTGCAGTGCCATATTTGTAAAAGCTTGTTTCGCACCGGTTTTGCCTCAGTTCATCAAATCTGTCTGAATACTCTGCCGGCATTTCTTTTCCAAGTCTACTCATTTCTTTCTCACTTTCTAATTAATTACTGTATTATTTTAAACCAGAATCAATCCTAGCGTATTATCCGAGGAAATTATCGTCAGATGATTTTGAAACGTTTTCCACTTCATTTATCACAGCAAGAATAAGCTTTTCAACAAACTGTTCTTCTGGCGATCCTACATACTTTTCTCTGAGTCTATCGGCTTCGGAGATAAACTCTTTCCACAAATTCGTATCGTCAGCCGAAATTGACCAGTATTTCTTGTGAAGCCCCCACACTTCCTGCCATATGGTAAAGTATTTTTGTTTGAAATCCATTATTCCTCCCACATGTCTGTTTGTTTATCATTCATTAACTCAATTTGCTCCGAAAGTTTCATTGCGATATTTTTTCGAATATCACCTTTTATGAAATGAAAAATACGATAATTGGTATCTTCTCTGAATTTTGTATCAAAATACATGTCAATGCATGATTTATAAATATACTCAAAGCCATAAGCATCTATCAACTCAATCATCTCGTCTGGTACTGTAACAATTCCTTCTACTACGGTTTTTATATATTCTTCTTTTAAATGAACATGGCTTTTGCCTAGTTTAATTTTGTATTTTTCCAAAAAATATAATATGACATTAGTGACATTTGTTTTCAATTCTTCATACTCTTCGCATCCTACATCATTCCAATATTGGTTTATTCCTTTCCTCAAAAGGATTTCGCTTATTCCCATTCCGAGTGGAGACTGGGTGCTCCTTGTTTCCGGTTTACCCGGACATGGAGAATCTACTGGTACTACTTTAGTAGTATCAGAATCTTTAACTCTCTTTTTATAAACCTCATCTAAATCTTTATTATAGTTCTTATTAATTAAAGAGTTTCCATTTTTGGGAAGTTCCATTTTCCCATTTTGGGAAATTCCATGGTCTTCCTTGTTTTGGGAATTTGGAAATTCCTCTTTTGGGGAAAACCAGTGTTTATCATCATTTGGCACTACTTTTTCGCGATTTTCCTCTTCTGGTAAATTCTGATTTGAGGAATTCATGTCACTTTGTTCCATTTCGTTGTCTTTGATAATTTCAAGAGCAATTTGTTCTTTCCATTCTTTAATAGCAACATTTATTACTTCATCATTAGGTCTGATATGTGTTGTTGGAGCACCGTTAATTTTGAACTTTTCAACAATCACTAATTTTTTTGCTTTTAATTTTTTCATCGCAGAATCATACTGCTTAGGTGCAACTCTTATTTCGTTTGCCCATTCATCTCTACGCCTGGCAATCCAAAAATAACCTTTCTTTTTGATTTTTGTTCTGACGCACTCATTTTTTGAATCTTTATCAAACCAGTACATAATTTGAGATAATAAAACACCTGCTGTCAAATCACCTGCAATATCGATATAAGCATGTAAAGTATGATTAAATCTATGTGAAAATATGTAATCTACTTTTCTTTCTAATTCATTTTGGGATAATTCTTTGATTTGTTCGCTCATAATAGATAACCTCCATGTCGTTAATGCGTGACTGCCTTGTAGCCACAGATCCATGATTTATAAAAACAACAGGCAGGTGCATCATGGAATTGCACTTGTCCCCCGTCGGGTTAGCCTGTTGGTTTTACCAAACAAAAAAAGAGCACACAAAAGAATCGTGAGGTTTTTCCCTCGTTTCATCTTTAGTGTGCTCTTTTCTTAACGTTTATGCATTTATTATATTACCACATCCATACCGTAAAATCAATATGCCGGGGACGGATTCATGCGGTAATCTGTGTTGTTCTGAGCCTTTGTGACAATTCGTGCCAGTTCACGCTCGTTCACTTTGATGCTGTTCATGATGTACTCCGGCGAAGAACCGCCAAAGCCACCATTGTTCATCAAAGCAGTAACTACACCACGCTCAACAGCTTCCATGATCTCATCTTTCGTAAGTCCCATGTTGCCGTCATATCCAGACATGATACTGTCGGCAATGGATTTCATGGCTTTACGATTTTCCAAAGGAAGAACGGCTTCCTGTCCTGCTTCGCCTACACCAATGACAGATGCATTTTTGAACAAACCACCTTTTGCATACCAGTTCGGACTATAGACAGGGGTTGAACTGGTACCGCCGTTCCCAAGGCTATGTGTTTTCCACTGAGAAATATAATACGAAAGCGTAGGCATTCTCACGGATTTCATTCCATTATACAGGCTGGTTGCGGCATTTGCTCCGACACTATGTAATCTACTCAGACTCTTTGAAATATTACCTGAAAGTTGATCGAAATATTTTGACATAGACGGAACTTTTCTGCTAAGTGTAGAATCTAAAGAATCAACAATCTGCCCTTTTCCAACAATACGTTCTGTCGCTTTCTGCCATTTGGTGGTTATAGTATTATACTGTGATGAAAAATGGGATTCTACAGTTTTCTGCATTTCTCCCAGTTTCAAGTTGGCTGCTTGCTTCATTGAATCAAGGTTCTTGGAAACCTCTCTTGCAGAACTTCCCCATTGCGTTACAGTTGCCGTAGCGACTCCCTGAGAGGATTCGGTGGCTTTTGAATGAATTGCCTCATAATCGCTCATGGCAGTACTCTTCATCTGACCAGTAGCTTTTGTTACCGCACCTGCCGCATCATTGAAATCTCTGGTGGTATTCCATCTAATTTCTGATGTTTGCTTAGACACAGATTCTTTTGCGGTCTGAACTGCATCGGGGAATGTTTCTGCAAAAATCTTTGCAACAGATTCCGTATTCAATCCCATTTCTTTTGCGGTTGCCATGATGTTTTCATAAGCTCCCTGAGCTGTACCACTTGCATTAGGCATATCGTATAATGCGGTATTAAGTTGAGTCTGTTGGTCAGAATTTAATCCCAACTGAGTAGTTAACTTCGGAAGGACTTCTGCCAACTCATCAACAGAGTATTTGCTAAGATTGAGACTACCTGCCATATTCGTTGATTTATCACCTAATGTTTTGATAGATTCTGATAGAATATCAAACATATCATCCGTGATAAGTCCTTGCTGATACAAAGAAGAAAATGCCTGTTCTGCCTGATCTGATGTCACTCCCATTTCTCCGAGTTTGTCAATTATCTTCTGAGTTGCCGCAGATTGCTCTTCTGCTGTCATTCCTTCTTTTTCGAGAGATTCTTTCAAGTTCCAAATTTCCGTTGCAGAACCAGATATTATGTCGCCACGTTGTTGTAATGTCTGAATGAAATTATCCATGGTATTGCCAAATGTGGTTCCTACTCCATTGCCGCCTTGCATACTTTCTACCATACCGGCAATTTTAGAAGTTGCATAAACCGCCGCTGCACCTACACCAACAATTAATCCCGCTGTACCTACCAATGGTCCCAACTCTTTTGCCAGTGAAGCGAATTTCCCACCAGATGTTCCTGCCGCTTCGCCCAGTCCGTCAAGAACTTGTGTTGCTTCGGATGTTCCTTGTCCAAGAATACTGGATAATTTTTCGGCAATAATATCAGCACTTTCTTTTGCCATGATTTTATCACCGATATGACCGATAAGTTTTCCGACAAGTGTTCCGATTCCTGTGATATCTGCGATTTTTACAGCAACAAAAGCTGTTGTAAGACCGGCTGTGATCTTTCCGGACAATCCGCTTTCCCACAGTCCAGACATTGCTTCGCCAAATCCGCTTATGAGCAATTTAGCGGCTGTTGCAAGTAATTTTCCCCATGGAAGTTGCCCGATAAAATCGCCAATGCCTTCTCCAAGCTTTCTGAATGTATTAGGAGTTAATGCATCTATCAGGGCATCGCATAAATGGCTAAGAAAGTCTCCGAGAGCCTTTCCATTCTCTTTCCAGTGCATATCGGATATAAATTTGGAAATCCCATCGCCAAGATTTTTAGTGAAGTCATCCCAATTGAATGTTGCTGTGAAGCTTGCAAGTGCTGTAAATGCGCCGTTTATTCCAGTTGTTAATGCACTAGCAATTTCTGTGAAATTAATTTTCTCAAATATACCATTAAGGGCATTTCCGATATTAATTCCGATTTCGTCATATTTAAGATTTGAAACAAAACCATAGAAAATGTGCCAGCTCTTCATAAAGTTATTACCAATCAAATTTCCAAGATTAGTCCAGTCAACTTCACGAGAAAGCCCCATGATGCCTTCTGCAAATTTCTTGCCAAGGTTTTTGAAATTCGTTCCCTCAAGTAACTGATTGGCTGTATTAACTATTGTATTAATACCAGCTCCAACGGTACGTCCCATCAAATCCCAGTTGATATTATCAACAAGGCTGTTGAAAGTCTGGGTGAACGCACTGGTGAATTTAGTGATGTAAGGGCCTACGTTATTCCAGTTAATGAAATCATAAAGCTTTTGCATTCCCCAGTTAATGCCATCAGCCATGATTTTTCCAAGACCTTTCCAGTCTTTTCTCTTAAAGGCATTTACAATGGCATCTGCCATTTCATTTGCCCTGTTGGACATTTTCTTGAATGCTTCGTCCCATGCTTTTTGATATGCAGACAAAGCATCGTCCAAAGCTGCATCAAGTGCTCCGATATGCCCCAAACCGCCTTTTCCAGAGCCAGAAGATGGATTACTTGTACTACCAGAATCAGAATTGTCATTAAGCTGATTCAGTTCATCAAATGAAAGAACTGACAATGTTTTTTTGAGTTTTTTGGCATTCTTATTTGCAGTATCAATAGAATCACTGGCATTATCCATATCATCCGCAATGTTACTTGTATCTACAGAAATACCGCCAGTAGATGATACAAAGTTAGACAGTTTGATTCCAAGAAGTTTTGCAATATAAGCGAACATTCTTTGTATTGCGATTACTATTGCATTGATATATGGAAGTACTGTTTGCAGTATAGGAATGAATAAGGAACCTATTGTTCTACCAAGGGATGCAAAGTTAGATTGAAGCATACGAATCTGATTTGCCGGTTGATTTCGATTTGTTATCGTAAGGCTTTTTATCCTCACTTCTGCATTATTACAATGCATGTCCAGCGTACCTTTTTACCACAGGCTCTGCACCTGTACCGTCCGATAGTGATGCCTCTTGGGAAGATTATATTCTGTAGTATCTCAACTACAGTTTCACTTCCTACGCGTTGCGGTTGACTATACTTTTAATCATAGCCTTCACTCTCTGATTACCGTTGCAAACGGCTTTCCAGCTTATTTCATCACTAATAACTCATATCCTACTTGACGGTTTCGATATGAGCGACTTGCCAGTAGCTACGCATTTATCACGCTACTGACCTATTTATCGTTTCTGACAAATCAGCCCACGCATACTTAGAGTTGTTCAGCAAGATAATCGTTCTTAGAATCGTTTTATCTGCCTGAGACAAATTCGATATGCTGGTATTAATTCCAAGATTATATAGTTCCTGTTGCATGTTGGCATTACGGATATTGATGCCGTACTTATCCATAGCGCGGCTCATACCGGTCAAGCCAGATGCCATGTCCTGCCATACATCTTCAAAGTTCATATTTCTTACAGATGCAAGGTCTGCGCCAATCATAGTGAGTACATTAGACAACTTTAATGCAGTCTCTGATGTATCTCCCATAGATGATGCCATCTGCGCAAATGTTGCCTGATACTGCATTGTCTTTTCTGGGTCAAGTCCAAGACTGGCGGTATTGGTTCTAGTCAGTTCGCCAGTATCTGAAATTTCGAATCCTGTCAGTTTCTGTGAAAGCTGTTTTGCTCTTTCTTGGAATGAATTTGCATATGCTTCAGCAGATTTTATACCACTTTTCTTCCATTCATTAGTGTTGATTCCTTCTGCCACCTGATTGAACGCAGAGTTGAAATAGTTCAGAGTCTCTACATAGTTCATTGCGGATTCTACTGGCGATGTCAGAACATCTAATGCTCTTTTTACGAGGAAACCTTTGGCGTAAAGAGCACTCAACTTATCAGTTACTGAACTCATAGGGTTTGACAATGTTCTTATTTTTTCACCAGCTTCAGAAGATGTATTTCCAATACCTGCGATTGCAGATACAGCTTTTCCGCCTAAAGAAATAGCTTTTGAAGCAAATTTTTGAAAAGCATTTGTCAGCCCATTGATTACAGTACTTGCTTTTGAACCTAACGAAGAAATCGTGTTAAATGAATTCGAAACGCTATTCGTGGCACGCCCTACTTTACTTCCAGACGATGCTAATACTGCAAGAGCTTCTGTCATTCTTATTGTGCTCGAACTGATATCTGGCGCGCTTTTCATTACGTCAAAAAACTTCAAAACCTCTTGTGCGAGAGTTGATAATTGACTTGCAGTCTTTCCGGTTTTATCTCCTGCACTAGCTAATTTTCCAAGAGAAGTAATAAAAGCATTGGTGGATGCTGATACTTCGCTCATAGATCCTAATTTAGTAGCCGCATTATTTAAACCTGTCGCAAGATTCGGAAGTTCCTTTGATACATTGCCGATATACTGTCCTGTACCGGCAAGTTTAGCTATAGCGGTTGTGAACCGGCTAACGCTCGGAGAAACATCTGGAATAGCATCAAGTTTCTGCATCTCGGTAAGAATTTTACCTAATTTTCCTGTATCAAACTGACTGAAATCGGATTTTCCAAGACGATTGATAGCGTTTATAGCCGCATTCAATCCATTTGCTTTAAAATTCACGCTACCTAAACTTTTTAAAGAATTGGAAAAATTATTTAACCGACTTATGTCAAGATTTCCAAGGGCAGTGTTTAATGTATCTAATTTTTTTACAAGGTTATTAATAGACCGTACCGCCTGAGTTGTGCTACTGTCTATTTGTATATTGAGGGTATCTATGGTATTATCGGCCATTAAAGCACCTCCTTTTAATCAAAAAAATAAAGGGCAGACAAGACTTTTAATCCTGCCTGCCCTCGTCATTATTACCATGATTCAGCTCAAAATTTGCTTGCATGAGTTGCAATGTCATGAGCAACCTGTCACGTTGCCGTTTCTTTTCTGTTTCAGAAAGATTCTCTTCATCCTCTTGCTTTTGCTTTTCGGCTGTTTGTGAAAATGGTTCTTTAAGGTATTCAGCCTTTGACTTTTTACCAATAAGCACATTTGCAACCGCAGTCTGAACTGCACACATCGTGTACATGTTGAACTGCCATGCTTGCGAATCAGCCATTTTTTGTTTTAATTTGTAGGCTTCCATATATGGTTCTAAATCATATGGTGTAGAATCCATAAACTTTTCTTCTGAAACACCGATTGATAAATACAATGGAAGTAACTTTTTATGAACTACTTCTGGAAAAGTTAGCTCTTCTTCTTGTGATCCTGCGGAGTCTTCGGAAGTTTCTTTTCTTCCTCCGATTTCTCCTCCATTGCTTTTACCATTCCGGATAAAAAACCGTTCTTTTCAAGCTCCTGACTTGCTTTTTCAAATAAAGTAAATCCATTATGAGGATTTTCCTCTGTGGATTCATCTTCGTAGTCGTCCAGAAGATCGCACACTTTATCGTATGCAATTTTCTTTTCTTCTTCGGTTTCATATCCAAATTCATCTTTGTGTTTTCTTTGCAGTCCTGCCAGAATCAGTTCTGGAAGCATTTTAATCATGTCTTTCGGATTGTTGATTGCTCCCATGGAAGACACCTGTGTAAGAATGTCCGACTGAGTAAGCACTCCGTATCCGAATTTTACTTTGTATGTTTTGCCATTCGCTGAGAAACTAAACATGAATTATCCTCCTTGTTTTACATCTTATTCAGCAGCCGCTGTCGGCTCAATTTTGGTATCCAGTCCCTTATATGTATTGATGATAAGGGAAATAGACATAGTTGCCGCTTCGTTCTGCGCAATTTCTGGCATTGGAATTTCGCGACCGCATTCTGCAACAACGAAGAATGAGTCGGACATATCCGGGAACGACACCTGAAACCAAGTTGCCAGTCCTGTAGTTTTTGCAGCCTTAGAATCTTCGTACAGTTTTTTAATCTGTTTAACAGATTTGTCTGGATCCATGATAAATTCAATCTCCCAAGTACCACCTGTATCCTGTCTACCAGCTGCATACTGAGTCAGATAATCTTCCAGTGCAGAAACATCAATCTGTTCTGTGTCAAGAGAAATACCGCCGATGGAAGAGGCTTCTTCCAGCTGTGTGAATTTGGTAGGTTTTGTGCCTTTCACGGTTTCAACGGCATATGAAAATTTCACACCAAGTGTAGTTAATCGTGCCATTTTGGCTCCTTTCTGCCTTTCGGCTATAATTTGTTGCAATAAAAAAGAGCCTTAACGGCTCTGGTTCTAGTACGTAACCCTGTACCGGGAGATAAAAGGATCACCTCCTTCTAGTCTTCTTTGCTTGCCTGCTTTACAATCTGATTTACATAATTACTAAGTCCTGCAACGAGGATTCCCTGTGTGATTGCGGTAAAAATTGCCATTGCGATTTCCTGTGCGCCAGATATAGCGCATGTAGCAATAACATAAATTCCACAAATCAGAATGCCTAAAGCACCAAGGATTGCCGGAATATATTTGTCCGGTATGACTTCGGATTTTTTGATTCCCATTCCGATAAAGTACAGTACTACGGCTACAATTAGAAGTTCCGGCTTCACATAGTTCATAATCTGTTCCATGTTTTCTCACTCCTTTCCTAGAGTAATGTGCCAGTATATATCCGGCTATATCTGCTAACAACACGTTTTATGCTGTTATCAGCATTATTTTGTCTTACGGGCCCGTATATCCTACGAAAACCCATGCCAACCATAGCCTTGTGACTGGCATCGTCAATTTCATATGCTTTTGAAGAAGCTTTTGAACCAGTCGCATAGGATTCTGATTGGAAAGATGGCGTTGTCGCGCACTCATCTCCCTCAAGATTGCCACGTGATGTTGGATTTCCAAGTAAGAACAAACGTGCGTAAACCCTTTTGTTTGAAGCTACCGTCTGACTTTCGTCATTAGAAAAGTTCCCTTTTCCTACAACGGGTTCAATAGTTGTTCTCCATCGTTCAAATACGTCTGAAACTGGATTTTTTACTACATCTGGCATATCTGTCACCACCTTATTTTGAGCATAGAAAAAGCACCCACCATTTCGGTAGATGCTTTTATATCTTACAGTATACATAAAACAGACGTTATATTCAGTAAGAAAAGGTGTTATGTTTTTATGCAGAAAACACTTCTTTTGCGATTCTACGGATATTCTGCATAATTTCTACGCTTGCTTTGTACACGGGCATTGTAGCCTCCGTACCGTAAGAACGTACCCATTCGCCAGAATCTGCCACATATACCCACGATTCGTTTTTTCCTTTTCCCTGTCCGTAAGAACCGATTGTGTAACCAAATTCTTCTCCTTTTGGATGAGGACTTGTGCCTGCCGGAGTGTTGTAATGGATACCTGCACCGAATTCTATGAATAAAATTCCAGAACCCTCGCACACAAGAGTTGCCTGCGCGTAATTTCCAAACCTGTTGATTTTGATGTAGGTATTGTGGTTTTTATCAGAATCCCCCTGTGCTAACATAATATTTTCGTCTATGACAGGAATTCCCAATTCGCAAAGCCTTTTAAGAAATACTTCATTTTTATCGCGAAGACTGTTTTGATATGCTTTTAATTCTTTGATTGCGTTTCCAATAGATTTTTGGCTCAGATTGCATTTGATTACTCGTCCGTTCATTCTTCTGCACCTATCTTTTTAATTCCATATCTAGCCAGATTTCCTCTTTGCGTATCAAGGATTTTCTTCAAACGATAATCTGGCGGCGTTGTAGGAATACCATCTTCCAAAATCAGATTTCCCAGTGCGTCAACCTGTGGCACGGTATCAATCCAAAATGCATCTCCCTCTTGCGGATGGAAAGAACGGTTAAAGGAAGTAATGTATCTGTCGTAATCCGGCACGATTCCTGCCGATATTTCCTCTGGCGTTCCCGCGGTAGATGATACAGAAAACTTAAAGCTTTGCGGTTGACTGTATGTCGATACGGTATCTATTCCCTCAAGTATTTCGGTTACTTTTGACCAGTGCACGGTCTGTTTCTGTCTTTTTAATCCTCTCATAATACTTTCTCCAATGCAAAAAGGGGGAACATTTCTGCTCTCCCATAAATGGTTGATTGTTTATTTTATTTCAGTTTCGTTCTACACTTCTTCAGATTTATCCATCTCAGAATCTACATTGTTCAAGATTGCGAACACATCTGTCCTCCGACTTCAATCTTTACTCTCATGTCTTTTCTCCTGTTCTTAATCAATATAAGCCCTCTTTAGTTAATTAGTAATGTAACATACTTCATTACTTTAATACAAATCATCGATCAACAACGCATTTGTGCAAACAAAACGTACTCCATTTTTTGCAAACTCTTTTGCTACAGATTTTTCATCTGTTGTACCAACGCCTACTTGGATATTGTTTGACAACGCTTTAGAAACGCCATTTGAAGTAAGTTTCTCAACTGTAGAACCTATATAAACAGCATTACTATTTGTTTTAAGATTGATTGCTATATTTATTGCATCCTCATCTATATCCCTATCTACATTTACAAAAAAATTAGTAAAATCACATAGACTGTGTATATATGTTAAAAACGAATGCTCAAAAGAATTCCATACAACCTTATCAAGCATTCCCAATTTACTTGCCACATTATACGCGCCTTTTATCCAACTATTGTCGTAGCCTCTTTTTAATTCGATAATAGGCTGTACCGATTTTACCTTACAGAAATACAAGAAATCTTCAAGTGTGCATATTTCCGTTCCTTTATATTTCACATCTTTCCAAATTCCAAAATCATATTGTTTAACATCGTTATAAGTAATAGTAGAAATATTAACAGTTTCTGGCAACATGTTTCCATTTTTGTCCCTAGCAGTTCTGTTAATATTAATATCATGAGATAAAACTGGTATTCTATCAGATGTATAAACAACATCAGTCTCAATACACCTACAGCCATTTTTATATGCTAATTCAAAAGCTGGCATTGTATTTTCTGGAGCAATACTTGAATATCCTCGATGAGCCATTATAACAGTATAATCATTAAAATTATTTACCGGTTTTTTACCAATTAATTCATCTATAAGATGTCTATTGCCTTCTATGCCACTATATGATGCAACATATTTTTCTGTAATTAATTCTATATCATTTTCTTTATATTCCTCCATAGTATCTTTTAATAATAATCTATACCTAGTTCCTTTACTTAATGATATTTCAGAGTTCCATCCACTATCATATAAGAAATTATCTTTTTCATCATATGAATGATATGCTAAAACGAATCTATCTTCCAATGATTTAAAAACAATATCATATTGCGCACAAGAAATATTTTCGCTTCTAAATCTTGATGCAGTTGTTTAAATCGGAATACCATTTGATAAAGAACCATATACAAATTTCATGTAATTCTTTAATATATCATTTCTGTTAATTAAATTTATCAATTCCCATTCATATGTTATTGCGCTTAAATATTCGTGAACATCAGCAATTCCAGTTGTAATTCCTGTTTTTAAAATAGTCACCGAAAACTTTGTATTTGCCGTTATTACTTTTCTATTTTTTATAAACGAATCTTTTTTTATAAAACTACCATCGTTATCATACCAAGAAAAAGCAACTTGAAATCCATCTTTAATATATAATATTAAATTTGTATCATAGGAAATGGGATGTTTATTCGATACCTGATAAATATAATCACGTTCATATTCACCAGTAGAACCTTTGATATTACCAACGTCAAATTCTCCTTTTAAAATACATGTACCATTCTCTAAGTTAACTAAATCTTCCTTTAGCGAATTAGTTTCTGTCTTTACTTCTTTGAATTTGTCGCCTACGGCTTTGGAGTCGGCAAATGCTCCCTCGACGCTCAAAGTTTTATCTGCGATAGGCTTGTCTGCTAAGCCTGGATACCCAACTGGAACATCTCCGTTTTGAGTATGGATTTTTAAAATTGATTCTGCCATGAACTACCTCCTAAAAAATAAGTACACCATCATCATTTACAGTTGGCAAAATAGGGTTTTCATTTATGCAATCATTTTTTCTACTCCAACAGGGGACACATAAGTAAATTGATTTCCTAAAACATCTTTTGCAACGCCAATTACAAAGCATCCGTAATCGGCAAGCATATTGCACACAAATTCCTCTGCATCCACCCAATACTGTTTCTTGACCATGCGGTGAAGTCCTGGCAATAGACCGTAGCTGAACATTACGCAATGTCCCAACTCATGAATAAATACACGGTTCAGAAGTTCTCCATACAGGTTGTTTGCGATTGAAATTATCTTTGTTGAATAATCCGATACCGCAAGAGTTCTTTCGCCTGTGCGGTCAATTAACACGCTGTCGTGCGGAGATACGAACTGCACTCTCCATAGGTCTCCGTTCATATAAAATTGTCTTAGCATGGCTTATCACCATCCCTTTCAAATTAACTCAAGTTCTTTGAATACTTCAAAAATCTTCGGAGATTGAATCGCAAACCAATCAACTGTGGTTTCATCATGTCCGAACTGTTCCATATGTTGCCAATTGCACTGCAATCCACTTTCCGACAAGAATGCATGAATAATTTCGTGTCTCAACTGCTTTTTCTGTAAGAAGTCAAAATCACCAACGTTATTTACGTTGTCCGTTCTGATAACAATTTCCTTTGCAGTATTATCTGTAAAGCCGTCAATATCTGCATTTTTAAGTTCTTTTGGAATAATTCTGTAATTCGTTCCAAGAACATTTATTACACATTTTTCCATCATCAATCTCCCTAATTAAAAAGCCCCTGTTACATTCCTGTAACAAGGGCAAAATTCATTTAATATTCAATTCATCTGCTGTATCAAACGAGTTAAGTCGGTTTTCATCGACTGCCTGAGTGTTGCGTCTGCATCCGACCACATCTCTGTAAGATTACGGATAATGTCAGATGTATACTCTTTCATGGAATCATCCATTTTTCTCTTAGATTCTGTATCGTTGGAATCATGGTAATGTCTGCGGTTCTCGCTGTATCTGTCATAGCTTTCGCCATATCTGGACTGCTTATGGTTCATTCCATCCATCCTCATATCACTACGATCTGGATGATATCCCATGCGGTACATATTACGTTCGAACTCTGGATTGTTCAGATACTCTTCCATCCAGTCATCATCTTCCATGTACAGATACGGCTTGTATCCCATACGGCTTCCTCTGCCTTTTGGTGCAAATCTGCCGTTTGCATAACGATATCTGTCATATCCCATGCGTCCAAGATACTTCTCTTCCTGTTCACATTCGTCCATAGCTTCTACGATTCTGTAATCTTTATCTGCACAAATCGCACACTTTACAGCTTCCATGCAGTCTTTCAAATCGTCCCAGTCTTGAGCGCTGAGATTGTCGAAGCCATGCGCCTTGGCTTTTTCCATAGCCCATTTTCCCATTTCCATTGCAACTTTATGCATTACAGTGCCCCCTTTCTAACAGCCTGTGTAACAGGTGTGTCTGTTGTTGGGGCTGTACCATTAATTGCAGTTAAATTATTACTCGGACTACAAGCCGGGTTTCCTAGCATCTTGAATACTCCACCAGTTGCACTTGTAGCTACTCTGGTTGCGTATTTTGTTCTAGTTCTTACGCCACAAGCTGTAACCTGTGCACAGCAACGATTCTCTAGCGGATACAAAGTTGTTCCTGTTCCTATCTGAATCATTACCGGGGCAGTAATCGTAGTGGCTTCTGGTATGCTTTGTGCGATAACAATGCAATACTTTTCTCCATTGGAATAACTGCCTGCCGGGAGTGTAACCACAAGATTCCCACCAGTGAATGCGACAGACTGGCTTATCACAAGATGGTTGCAGAGCTTACAAACATTTTTACAACTCATATTTCTACCTCTCAATCAAATAAGAGGTGAGCCGCAACCCACCTCTTAGAATTAGTCAACCTCTAAGGGCGAGTTACTTAGCAGCAACCGTTTCCATATCCGTTGCATCCACCGTAGTAGGTGTTTGGATTTGGAACAACGTAGGCCGGGATAGCTGCCGGATTGATTGCATTGATTAACTGCTGAGTCTGAGAAGCCATAGCAGTTGTAAGTAATGCAGACTGACGATCCTGAGATGCAGCACGTTTCAGATCAGAGTTCTCAGCCTGTAACGTTGCAATCTTATCATTTACCATAAAGTCAAGTATTGCTCTAGCATTGCTGTTCTGGTTTTCGATAAGGTCTCTGGTGTTGTTGTTCATTGTGTTCTGGAGAGCACAAGTGTTGGTTGCCAGGTTGTAGTTGATACCTTGGATAGCTTCTCTTGTTTCACAGCAACAATTTGCTAATTGAGACTGTAATGCATTTGTGTTCTGCATGTTTGCTACAGTATCAGCGTTAATAGCCTGCTGAATTCCATTGAAGCCTTGGAGCATTCCAACATTCATGCCATTAAATCCACTCTGCATGGTATTGTTGAGAGCATATGTGCTATCGCAGATACCCTGCTGAATACCTCTAATACCATTCTGGATATCATTAAGAGCAAATCCCTCATTGATATCGGAACGTGTAGCCCATCCTTGGAAACCTGCACCATTTGCACCATTGCCACCGAAGCCGCCGCCCCAGCCGCCAAAACCTCCCCATCCAAAGATAGCAAAGATCAAGACAAGCCAGATAAGTGAAAAGCCATCACCGCCCCACATATCATTGGCGCGATTATTAGAGCCTGTAGCGGCAGCAATGTCACTAAGACTGTAATTTGAACCATTCATCATGTTTTTAGTCTCCTTAAATATTATTTACAATAGGAGACATCCGCGGCTGTCGTCCCAAATTGTAGCGATTCTGAATCACCCAATTATGGGGAAATGTTATAATCCAAGGAATTTCTGGATAATTCCATCTGGAGATAAATGTTTTTCATTGAATACATTTTGTTGTATTTGATGTAGCTGGTCTGCATCACCTTTTTTGTATAAATCCAACGCATTCTTCAATGTCGGATTGTTTCCTGCAAATTTACTCATATCGTTCATCATGTTATCCACACTTCCGAACCTCTGAGAAATCATTTTCTCGAATTGCTTTTTCATCATAGCGTTTGGGCTGAAATTCATCTCTGCTTACCTCCGTTCTGCTGTTTTGCAGGCTCCGATGTTCCCGATATAAATGTCGGAAACATGTCTTTGATTCCAGAAATTTCAGCACATACATCGTTTCGAAGCTGATTAATCATAGCAACTAGATCAACCTGCTTTGGTTCTTCCTGTTGCTGCTCTGCTTCTGGATTGACAAGTCGGTAAACAAAAATTTTGCTTCTTCCGTCTGCTTGTAATTGTTTCCTGTAGACTTCTGTACCATCTGTTTTTGGATAATAAACAGGATTTCCAGACATATCTACATCTTTTGCTTTTACAGTATCAATGCCATCAACCATCTGCCCTTGAAGCATCGGCATTTGCTGCATTTGTTGTACAGGCTGCTGCATCTGCATTTGTCCATATGGCATTGCCTGTTGATAGTTATTCTGTAATTGTGCCAACCTGTCTTGATACGGCTGTATTTGTCCGTAAGGGTTGCTCATCATTGGCTGTTGTGGATAATACGGATAACCTGCCATAATCTGTTCCTCCTGTCCGGGATTCAAGAATCATATCCATATCATCTATAGAACGATGCTTTTCCCATATACCCTCGTAAGGGTTTCTTAATATAATCATTACGTTTTCTCCTATGATTATATTATATAGGAAGGAACACTGTATTTGAACGTCACTATTTCGCCACATTTCCGCCATTATACAAAGAAAAGCCCCGAATATACATCGGGGCAACTTTGGTAATTTTCTTTTTTATTTTTCTATTGATTCGGTCTATGGTTCTGGGACTGTACCCCATTAATTCAGATGCTTCCCATAATGTTTTTTCGCCATAAGCCCGTAATCGAAATAATTTTTCTTCACGTGAATCAAAACCTGCTTCTTGCAAGTAAAATTTTCTTTCATCTTCTGAAAAATCCGCATAATTCATATAACTCCACCGTCCTCCCTTACAAGTGGAATCGATTTGTTACATAGGAAATACACCGCTCAACATAAATCCTACAACTGCTCCCACGACTGCTGTTATAATGCATACAATAATGGTGTCATAACGTTTGCCAGGGACTGCCATGAGGATTTTTAAATTGTTGTTCATCTCATCGACTGTTTCTTTGATATGATCTAAGTCATTGCTATACAGGGCAGTCTTCTGTTCAAGTTTATTAATTCTAGAATAAAATTCCTTGTGTCTTTCAGACTGCTTTTCCTGCATATCATGAATATTTTTTTCAATTTCTTCGAAGCGGTGATTGTTAAAGCACTCATGTTCACATCCCATCGCTTTTCCTTTCTTTCACTCCCTATAAGATTTTTGCTCTTTCCCTGCTTTAACGAGCAACCCTGCAACGTGCCGGGAGGAAAAACACATTGCGTTCCATCCCATCTTTTTTAATTGAAACTTCCAGCAAAAGGAAAAACACCATGATTAATATAAATTTCGGTTTCAGATTCCCAACTTCTATTTACAGAAGATTCAGAATGTGATCCTTGGAACTCTGCCCCCTGTTTAACCAGAAAGTAAAGCGCCAAGTCAAAAATACAATCATAGCATTTTTTCATGTCGTTTTTGATTTTATCATCAGTGTAACTAGAGGGGTAATTTCGCTTATTTTTAAATGAACGAATTGCCCGGTTTACAGAAAGAGTGAGTATGGACTCAGATTCTGGATTATCTGCTAAATAAAGTGATAATTCTTCCATAAGTTCTTCATTCATTTAATTCACCGCCTCTTTCTGCGTTACTGCTGAGATAATATTTCAGAAATGATACCAGCCTTATTAGTTGCTGTCAGGGCATAGCCATTATCACTTGCAAGCTGTCTTAACTGTGGTACAGTCATATTAGACAGCTCACTTTCTGTATACTTGTGTGTTGGTACATTATCTGCACTCGCTACAGATGGTGACTGGCTGTTCTCATCAAGACTATGCCCGTTTATTCCCCCTTTGTACCAATGATAAGACCACCATTGGATTTTGAAGCTACTGGAATAAATAAACCAGATGCTTTAGTCCATGTAGCAACTGGGTCTGGTGTAGCCCACATGGATAAAGTAACAAAGGAACGATTTTCCTGTTCGATAAATGCTTTGTAAGCATTTTCGTCCGGTGTTGGTCCCCACAGACCTGCGCCGAAGGATCCATCTGCTTCTGCTGCATAAAGAGTGAATACGTTTTCTTTGAAGTATCTGGAAACTCCAAGAGTTCCATCTGCTTTATCGTAATTGAATTTTCCTTCGCATGTGGCAACTTCAATGTCAAATTCCTGCATGAGAAGATTTGCAAGTTCCTGTTTGGTCAGAAGACGCTTATTAGCCGCGCCTAAAACTGCTGTCTGCATTGCTTCGTTGTTTCTCATGTATCCAATCATTTTCTTAGAAGTAACGGCTCTGTTAACTACATATCCTTTATCTTCTGCAACTGCTACCATTTTCTGAATATCTCCCATGATGTCAGCAACAGGCTTAGACCAGTCAGAAAGATCTACTTTTGCATCAGCGGGAACGCCAAAATCAACTTCCATTTTCACCCTGTTCTCATTAATATTGAGTTTGCCGGTGGAAAGAATTTGACCTTTCATAACTTTTGTTCTTTCAAATACGTTCTTGAAAAGTCTTGTTGCATCATCAAAAACATATTTTGTAAGAGATTCATCGTCCGGGACACCATTTTCGATAGCTTCCTGTAATTTTTCAGACAGATTGCTTTTCTCCTTAATCAGGAATTTTTCAGTCATTACTTTTTCAAATCCAGGTCTGGAACTGATATGTGCTTCTGTATCAAGGGCATGAACATAAGCTACTTTAGGAAGGTTCTGCCCACTCATCAATCTGTAATATTCTGCTTTCCAGAACTGGGTTTTTACATTTGGAAAAATTACGTCCAGAATGCCAGCACTCGGTACTGGAAAATTTTGGGAAAACTTAAGTCTCTCTTCTTCTGTGATAGTATCTAAAACATTATATGGCATCTGTCATACCTCCTTAAAATACTGGGTCTTCTGTAGTTACAAAAACGATTCCTGATTTCTCAAGTTCAGTTTTTGCTGTTTCATCAACTGTTACTGGGAGTCTTTTTTCAAGAACACGACCTGCAACAATCACAGAAATCGGTCTTTTAGCATCATCTGTCATATCAACATCTTCAAACACAATGCCGATTGCGCCTGTTGCATTTTTCGGATATACAGAACCTGCTTTGATAATTTTCTTAGTTCCAACTGTTTCAGCATTTGTCTGTTCTGCTGTGTAAGTTTTGAGTACTAATCCCACCTCAGATTCAAGGATATTAGGTGTGGACTTATACTGCTCGGTTTTCATAAAAGCCATAATTTAATCTCCTTTTCTTATAAATAATCAACCGGGGCATTTGTGCCGATTGTTTTGCTTTCTGCTCCTTTGGAAGGTAAGTATTTTTCGAAATATTCTTCTGCTTTACTCTTTTCTTCCTTTTTGCCGCCATTGGTTCCACCGCCTGGGTTTGGAGTATTTTCAAGTACTTCCTTTTCCCAAGCTGCCTTGGCAGTATCGAGAGTTGTTTTATTTACCTCGGAAATTCCATCAACAAAAGCCTGAGCTTCTTTGAGCGCATCTTCGGCATCCATATTTGAAAACGCTTTGATTGCTCTTACGTAGGCATCACCTTGCATTCCTGCATTAGCAAAAATAGAAGTGATTTTTCCTGTCAGAGCTTCTTTCTGAGAATTTGCGAGCGCAGATTCAAGATCAGAAATTCTTTTCTCGTTTGCAGCTTTTTCTTTCTGACGTTCAAGTTCTGCTTTTTCTGCATCAGTCATGTTTTGCTGTTTCAGCTCATCAAGTTCTTTTTGCAGTGCTTCTGCCTTATCAGCTTTTTCTTTAAGGGAAGTGTTTTTGTCTTTTTCCTTTTTTACTTCTCCTGTGACGGAATCAAGATATTTGGTCACCTGTTCATCAGATGGTTCCTCAATTCCCATACCGATAAGTACTTGTTTTGCCTGTTCTCTTGTCATGAAATCTCCTTTCTTCCAGATCATCACACTTTTTTCACACGGTTCGCTCCGCACATGATCTGTGCCCGATTTGCGCTCACGGGCTGTTGCAATATTTTTGAGTATTAAAAAAGGAATCTCAGTTTTCCAAGATTCCTTAAATAATTAATGTAAAAATCGTCTATTCTTCACCAGTGGAAGAAATTGTTGCTGATTGATTTTGAATTGATTTCTGACTAAAATCTTTAATCAATTCTTGTGCTTTCTTCATTTCTGCGTCTGGGTTTGCCAGTTCGGGATAAACAGTTCCAAGATATGGTAAGCTCATTTCATATACCTTTTGCGGATCGCTGAATAATCCACAAGTAATCAATGCAATAAGCGGGTGAATTTTATTCTTGAACAGATAATCAAGTGCCTGTGCTTTAACAAGCATGTTATCTGTTGGGTTTCTGGTGATTTTGACATCAAAATCTCTGGTAGAAATCTTGACATCATTGGAGGTTTTGCGAATGATGTTGAGAATAATTCTGACAGAAGCTTTTTCGGCTTCTTTTGTGAATGCTTCAACAAGTTTGGCATCTCGCTCTGCAAAATCCCATCCATTACGTAAATATACAGCATTACCAGTATCACCACCGGTGTTGCTCTGGCGGTTTGGCATTGCTTCTACAATCAGCATATTATTGTAAATGTCGTCTTTAGCAACTTGGCTCTCCGACTGGTTTAATTCCGCAGTCATCAAGTCAACATCTGACTGAACACCGTTTCCAGCATCTTTTACAGATATTGCTCCTAGCTTGACCATTTTCAAAAATTCATTCTCGTCAACTTCACAGTTTTTGAATTTCATAAATGCTTGAACAAACTGTTCAACACCGTTTAATCTATCCGACTGATACTTGTTGATCGCATCAAATGCTGTAATTGCAATTTCGACATCAGATAGCCGGTCATGGTTGTTTGGATACTCGATAATTGGGATTCCGCCAAAGCCATTAATGCCGCTGACGGTTACTTGTCCGTTCTTTATCTTGAAATATTGATTTGAAGAATAGCAAAGATAATATTGCTGATTCTCTTCATCTTTCAATATTTGAACAGATAGCATTGCTTTTCCTGTGTTTCTGGAATAAACAATATAAACATCTCCCGGATACGGAATAAAAATTCTAAATGGTGGTAAATCACGGTCTTTTGTCCAATCGTCTTCTCGTAGAATTGCTTTGTATGCAGTTCCTACGGCACTCTGGTATATTCCAAGCTGAATATTTCGGGCATCCGCATTTGCTTCGTCCAGATAATCATTCAGCAGGTCGACCTGCTCATTTATCTTTTTATCTGCTTTTTTCTTTTTGCAGACATATTGAATAGGTTCTCCATATATTTGTCCTGCCTTAAACTTGACAACTTCCAGAGCGTGATTTTCGACAACTCTGTTATTTACTTCCGGTCTCACAAGCTTTTCCCGATATAAGATTGGTTGGTCGCCTTTGTAGTACCGATAAAGATAATTAATCATCATTCTGTTTCGATTATGTGTACCAATCGTATCAGATAGAACTTGAACAACATTTTCGGTAGTAATTTGAGCTACGCCAGTGTAGGCAGTTTTTCTGCCAAAATCGCCTTGGCATAGGTCAACAAAATTACTTTTGTTTCTTCCCACTGCCTATACCTCCTGTTTTTGAGCATGAAAAAAGCACCGAGTTTTCACCCGATGCTTCATACATTTTCATCATATATTATACATAATCGGAAAGTTATATTCAGTAAGAAAAAGTGTTAACTTTTGAAATTAAGCATTTCTTTTACGTAATTTACTGCTTTCCCGTGGAATTGTTTAATATATTCTTCGCTGTATTCCATTTCATCTGCAATAACAGTTAGCTTTTTTCCCTCTATGTATCGTTTGTACAAAAAATCATAATATTGGGGATTTTTCACGGATTCTATAACATCTATAAGTTTCTGTTTTTTCTCTATAAGTTCTACCACATCATCAGTCAGTTCACGCTGTGCGTCCACCAGTTTTGCTATGGTATCGCCTATTTTATCTTGGCTTCCTGAAGTCTGAACGCGTTCAATGCCATATGCCGAAGCACTAATACTGGTGGCAAGCAATTTTAAGTGCTCAATTTCTTCCAGTTTGTTATTTATAACTTTTTCGTATCGTTGAATTTGATTCAAATATTCCTTTATATCCATACTATCCCCTTCCCCAAAATGGATTCTGCATTGCCGTTGCTTTACCACCTAATGGATTTTGTACGTACTCAGCCATCATAGCCAAAGAATCGATTCCGTCATCATGTGGTACTTTTGCCCTAGTGGTGTACGTAGTTACGTTAGCCATAAATAATCCGTAATCAGACTTTGCTTTGTACTGACTTGGATGCAGAAAATAAAAATGTTTTGCTATATAGTCCGAATTTACAAGAATCTTTGTTTCTTTATTTGCTGATGTTGGTTTTGTCTCAATTTCAGCTCGGCACTTTCCAGTAATCATTTTCTGAATATTGTGTGCCACGCGGTTTCCGACATTATTTGATTCGAAACGAATCTTATGTGGGTTATGTCTTATCAAAATATCTGCTGTCTTTCTATCCAAAATGTCATAGTCTGTAGTATCATCAAACACCACATCAGAAAAGAAAAATTTATCTCCGTATTGGTATGCAATCGGTAATGATTCGAAGTCAGTTCCTTTATCTTTTGTATCACATACCGCCCATATTGCATCTGCATCTTTATCTGGAATGATGACGTATTCATCCTCGCATCCATCCGGCACGTCTTCTTTACTGAAAAAGAATCGTTTTAATTTATCCGGTGGCAATAATAATCCCTCACGTTCTACCGGCTGTTGCTGATAAAGACAGTTGTAAGAAATTTCATCCATGGATTCTTTAGCATCATTGAAATATTTCTCTGAGAATCCATTTACCGTAAATAGGAAATTACTTTTGCCGTTCTCATCAAGAGCCGGTACTCCAATAAACCTTGCCCGTGGGTTTCCGGCATATAGTTGTTGCAGTTTTCCGATAGGGTCATGTACTGACCATCTGGTGGCAATATAAAACTCTTTGCATCCCTCAAGTCTACGGGAACGCAAGTCATTTACCACTTTTGTCCATAAGGTATCAAGTCGGTTCTTATTCAAAGCTTCCTCGATACCAGACACAAGGTCATCGGCAGTAAGAAATCTATTGCATCTAGTGGCACCAGTCAAAGAGCCATCAATAGAGCGAAATGTCCATGTCTTAAATCGTCCGTTTCTTTCGAGATTGACTGTAGTTTCCTTTGCATTTGTTCCTTGGATTTCTACGTTAGGGAATACCTCATGCCACGTGTATTCCACGGGATCATTGATAATTTCCAGAACACCATCATAAAGGGAACGTGTCAGAATACTACTGTGTGCCGAAGACAGGTTAAAGTCATTCGGGAACCATCCACCTACCAATGATAAAAAGAAATCTTCCAGAGTACTCTTGCCACAACCCGGAGGTACGCTTAATGCAAATATATCTAATTTATCATCCATCAGGTCTTGCAGTGAACCTATGATGTTATGCTGCAAGAACACATTTCTTCGTGGTTCATAGAATCGTTCTTTCGGGATTCGGTTCTTTTCAAGGTAAAGAAGCCCGCTGTCAACCTGATAGTTCTGTGCTTCCATCAATAAATACTGCCAGTAAATATCATCAAAATTACCGCTTCCAGTCAGTGCCGCGTTTCTTGCCGCAGCTGTATGAGCGTACCGGCTGACTTTCATTGCCATATTCCGTGCATCTGGATTATCCTTGAAAGGAAGGTCAATATTCATATTTAAAAGCAGATCAAGGCAGTCCTTCTGATTTTGATAGACTGTCATATCATCATTAATTATTTGATTTAAAATTGCCCGATACCATTCAATCGAACCTTCTGTGAATTTTTGCATAAAAATAGAGCCAGACCTCCTTTCTTTTTAGGATTTAGTCTGGCTCTCGTGT